ATCAAAACCGATACCGAATCTACGCAGCACTGGGGACGCGATTGGACAGTACACTTTAGCACCGATTGCCAGGCGGTGCTATTTCCAAAGAGTACCGAAGAGGTGGCAACCATTGTCCGATTGGCTAATGAGCATGGCACGCCCCTGGTCCCTAGCGGTGGTCGCACAGGTCTGTCGGCTGCGGCGGTGGCATCAAAAGGTGAAGTGGTGGTTAGTTTTGATAAGATGAATCACATTGGGCAGTTTTATGATGCCGATCGTATGGTAGAAGTCGAAGCAGGTGTCGTGACCAAGGCTTTGCAAGAGTTTGCCGCAAGTAAAGATCTGTACTATGCGGTGGATTTTGCGTCATCTGGCTCAAGTCAAATTGGCGGCAATATTGGCACCAATGCTGGCGGCATCAAAGTCATTCGCTATGGCATGACGCGCAATCAAATTTTGGGCTTGACCGTCGTCACTGGCAAGGGTGATATTTTAGAATTAAACGGCGGTATGCTTAAAAACGCCACAGGCTATGATCTTCGCCATCTGTTCATCGGTGCCGAAGGGACGCTCGGCTTTGTCACCAAAGCTTTGATCAAGCTTGAAAAACAGCCAGTAAACTTGACCGCCATGGTGCTGGGCGTGCCTGAGTTTAATAGCGTTGTGGCGCTGCTGGATCGTTTTGGGAAGGCGCTGAGCTTAACCGCTTTTGAATTTTTTGATCAAATTGCCGTTGATAAAGTCATCGCAGCAGGTCACACCAAAGCACCTTTTGACAGCCAAGCACCCTTTTATGTATTGCTAGAATTTGAAGCGATGACAGAAGAAGTGCTGGATTTGGCGATGAGCGTATTTGAGCAATGCGCCGAAGATGGCTTGATCATTGATGGCGTGATGAGCCAAAGTGTCGGTCAGCTTCAGGAGCTTTGGAAATTGCGTGAAAGCATTTCTGAAACCATTTCAGTGTTCACCCCTTATAAAAATGATGTGTCAGTACTGATCAGCCATTTGGCAAACTTCATCAGTGATATCGAACAGATCGTCAAAGACAATTATCCAGATTTTGAGATCTGCTGGTTTGGACACATTGGTGATGGGAATCTGCATTTAAATATCCTAAAGCCTGCCAATTTAAGCAAAGATGAGTTCTTTGAAAAATGTCAAACGGTCAATACCTATGTGTTTGATACCGTCAAAAAATACAAAGGTTCCATCTCGGCTGAACATGGTGTGGGCATGACCAAAAAACCTTATCTGACCTACACACGCACCCAGACTGAGATTGACTATATGAAAGCCATCAAAGCCGTCTTTGACCCCAATGGCATCATCAATCCTGGGAAGATTTTTGATTGAGTTAATATCCTACTCATGTCAGATTGGGGAAATAGGTAAAACAGCTATAACCACCTATAAACCAAAAAATTTATCAAATGATTGTATGTCGTCATTCACGCCGATAAGATACACTTAATATCAATTGCAATGGTTTCTATGCTATCTTTGAATAAGAAATTCAAGACATTCAATATAGCCAGAAGTAATTATAATATAGCAAAAAAATTAAGTTAGGTGAAAACTATATATCGAATAAAATAGCATAAACATTCATTCTGTGTGTGAAAAATTAGGTAATGAAAAAACCCTAAGCCTTTGATTTGCTTAGGGTTTATGTTAATGTGTGGTTATGCTTGGTAATAGGTATGGTGGAGATGGCGGGAGTTTAAGTAATCTTTTAACACATTGATTTTTAATAAAATATTTCTAAATTCAAGAAATAAATGTACCGAAAATGTAACTAATTATCATAGATCGCGGTACAAGATCAGTCTGTTTAACCACTGTGCTCGAGAAGATCATAATCTTTAAAGCGCACCAACTCTTCGCCTGTCAGTTCGTTTAGTGCAGATATTCTACGCTGCATCGGCAATATCTCATTATACCAAAACATCTCTGAGGCGTCCTTAATCGAACCAAATCCACCACTATTGACGGGTACAATCCCCATCAGCTGGGGCGGAATGCGCAAGCTGCTTAACACATCATCACGTGTTATATTCTTGATTGTGCCAAAATCATCTTTGGCAGCAATCTCAGAGACAGGGATAATCTGAATGCCATCTTTTTTACCGTTAGGACTGTAAAAGAATAAATTGCGAAAATTGCCTGGCCCTTTGGATTCTTTGAGTGCCTTGCGTAGTGCATCGATGTCGTTTGGATCGTTGGCAGGATCATTCACATATAAGATAAAACCTGCATGACTACCATTGTTGTAGTATTTGCGTCGAAATAAAGTTGCTGATTCATTTAGCCATGCGCTTTGCAAGGTCGCAAAGTACTCAGGTGCGCCATATACTTCTTGGTTTATGTCGCATTCTTTGACATGATGCACACGGTTTTTAAATTTGTACTCATTTTTGCCAAGTTCGTCATTGTAGAGCATCCAAAACTCACCGTCACGACCACGGCGCGTATATTTTGCAAGTGCTGGACGGTATTCTATGACACCACCACCGACGCTGCGAATCTCTTCAAGATAGGCATTACCACACCATGTAAAATCAAGCGCAATTTGTTCGAATGACTTGCGACTCAAGCGTTTTGATGGGATAAATAAATTCGCTAAAAAATTGCGCTTAAAAACAATCCCGCTTGACAGATACGGCATTGACTTGTAACAGCGCGAGAGCGCATGCAGATTCGTCGGCGGCTCATACCATCTACCATTATAATAACATTCTACATAGTCGAAAATCTCACGCCCTGAGAGTGGCTCAGGGTCGCCAAAAGTAAATGCTTGGGCGTGTGGGGTGATTGTCATATTCATCATTCCTATGCTAAATTCTTAATAATCTCTCGTTCGCGCTCGGACAGCTGCCATTCAATAATATCTATTTTATCTATTTGAGCTTGTTTGGCTTTGGTTTATTGTTGGCTTGTTTTCATCAGCTTATCTCCATAAATCCGGTGTTGTTCGTTGTTTGGCCAGCAAGCGGCTCATGGTGCAGTGCGTGCATCAGCGCCCAAGCTAGGTCAGCATGTCCGATATCTTCTGAACGTGCAGACACAAAAGTCATCTGTCTTTGGCTGGCGGTTAATGTTTTTTTGATACTCATCAGGCTTTGGGCGAGGTCTGTATGACCTGCGTCAAACTCAAGTCGCCCATTTTTGACCACATCCCACGCCTTGAGCACTAACTGTGTCTTGACCTCGGGCGAATAGTTAAAAGTGGTCAGCGCTGGGTAGAACTCTCGTACGAGCTGCGCGACACCTGTTCCCATCCCAGTGCTGTCAATACCAATATAAGCAACATTGTAGCGATGGGTGACGCCTTGGATGACTGCAGCTTGGGCTGCGAAGTCCATGCCCTTAAATTGTTGGCGCTCAAGCACTCGAAACTTGCCATTTACCACCGCTGGCGGTGCAACGACCACAAGCCCTGCACTATCCCCTGATTCTGCAGGATCATAGCCAACCCATACAGGTTTATTGCCAAATGGGCGTGCATGCAGAGGCTTGAAATCTTCGCTCCACATCTCCCAGCTATCGACCATACATGGCTGCAACATGTTTAGCGGAAATACGCTTTCACCGTCATCAACGAATTCACACATCAAAAGATTGGCAAAATCCGCCGCTGAGTATTCAAACTTCAGCTCGTCAATGTCAAATAAATCACAGCCACCATTTTGAGCATCCATGATGGTGACAATCTGACGCCATAGCTTGTCTTCACAGTGCTTGCCATTCTTGAGTGCGTCATGACTAATGTCAATTTTTAGGTGCTTTTCTTTTGGCTTACCCTTGTTAAACCTTGAACCCGTCCAGAATGTATAAGCTTCGTGCGTGATGGTTGAAGGTGTAGAAAAATAAGTTTTGCGCCATTTTTTGTGCATCGCCATACCTGATGCCACTTTGTTCAGCTCATTAAAGCCATACACCCAGAAGAATTCATCAAAATAGAAATTGCCGTGATGACCCTGTGCCGTGCGCGCGTTCGTGCCTAAGAATGTCAAACTTGCGCCATTGGATAGTACGATTGGATCACCTGAGAGCTCTACCCCACAGGCTTCGTGAGCAAACTGCTTGATATATTCTTTGAAAATGTGCGCTTGGGCTTTTGACGCTGATAAAAATATCTGATTGCGTCCCGTCGTGACAGCATCGATCAATGCCTCACGAGCAAAATACCACGTCGCCCCAATCTGACGAGACTTGAGAATGACGCGCGTGCGTTCGCCGCCCGCCTGATACCAAGTTCGCTGATAATCAAATAATGATTCTTCAAAGGCGATAATAAGCTTCTCTACTGCTTCGTCATCGAAGGTGTTCGCCTTACGTTTTTTTGCCTTGCCACGCTCTGATAGCTTGGGGTTGAGATCTGCCTCATTGCCATCGGCTCGATAACGCTCTAGGCGTGCAAATTCTTTATAATTTTTGAATAACTCGGCAAGCTCTTTATAGTCGCCTGACGTCTTTTTTTCTTTCATAATCAGGGTCATCAAACGCATCTGTAACGCCTGTTCGACGCGGTTCGTGCCATGAATTTCGTCCCACTTATCGCGGTGCTTCCAGCTTGCGATGGTGTTCTCATTCTCACCAATGGCGGCGGCTATGTCTGCGTTGCGCCAACCCATCCACCCTAAGAATTTGGCTTTTAGGCGGTTATCAAGTATCAGCTCAAGATTAGCAACATCAGACATTGGCATAAGAAAAATTTATCAAAATATACTGCATTATGCCAAAGCCTATCGTTAGCTTGGCGCTTACATTGTTGTAAGAGCAGGTCTTACAACATGACGCTATTGTCGCAGAGGATAATCAAGGGGTAAATTAAGCCAAACCCTGCAATTGGAGATATTATGAAATGGTATAGAGTGGCCGTCGCCGGCCAAACGACCGATGGGCGTGAGATCGCCGCCGAGTGGATTGAACAGATGGCGGCAAGCTATGATCCGAATGTCTATGGCGCACGTATTAATGTCGAGCATTTTCGTGGCTTTATGCCAGACGGTGATTTTGGTGCTTATGGCGATGTGCTGGCGCTCAAAGCTGAAACGATTAAAGTCGGTAATGAAGATAAATTAGCACTATTTGCTCAAATCCTTCCAAATGACAAGCTCAAAGAATTAAACGCCAAAAATCAAAAAATCTACACATCAGTGGAGATTGATACAAACTTTGCTAAGACTGGCAAAGCATACTTGGTGGGCTTGGCAGTCACGGACAGCCCCGCAAGCCTAGGTACCGAGATGCTTAAGTTCGCTGCAAATGCGCAAGTCAATCCGCTGGCACATAAGAAACAGTCAGCAGACAACTTATTCACCGCTGCCATCGACATTGAATTTGATTTTTCAGAGCGTAATGCAAGTCTGGCTGACAGCATCGTTGCCAAGCTCAAAGAATTCTTCAGTGAAAAAGAGCAGGTAACACCACCTGAAGACACACAAGTGGACACCGAAGATACAGAAAGCGAAGCGCAGGCACACTTTGACAACATTGAAGCGACCGCCACCGCAGTTGCCGCTGTGATGTATGAGATGCAGGCAGATTATCGTGCGGATGTTGAGCGTCAATTTGCCACACTGACATCTCAGATCGAGAAGCTAAACGCGCAGTTGGATATTATCCCACAGCACCCTGCCCGACCTGATGCGGTATCTACTGAAAACACCATGATTATTGATTGCTAAGGAGCAATAAGATGCAAAATACTACACGTGAAATTTTCAATGCCGCTATGAGTCAGCTGGCTGCGATTAATAAAGTGGCAACCGTCAGTCAACAGTTCACCGTCGAACCCTCTGTGCAGCAGACTTTAGAGACCAAGATTCAGCAATCCAGCGAGTTTTTGTCAAAAATCAACATCTATCTGGTGCGAGATATGAAAGGCAAGGCGGTAGGTATGGGCATTGCGCGCCCTATCGCATCGCGCACAAATACGGACTCTGAAGAGCGCACACCGACTGACCCAACAGCACTAGATGAGCGTCAATACGAATGTCATAAGACAGACTTTGACACCGCCATCAAGTACGCAAAGCTTGACCAATGGGCAAAATTCCCCTACTTCTATAACCGCTTTCGTAATACGATCATTCATCGCCAAGCGCTTGATCGCATCATGATCGGCTTTAATGGTAAATCTGTCGCTTCCAAAACCAACTTAGACAGCAATCCGAAGCTTCAGGATGTCAACAAAGGCTGGTTACAAAAGCAGCGTGAAGAAAATAGCGCCCGCGTACTAAAAGAAGGTAGCGAATCTGGCAAAATCAGAATCGGCAATGGTGGCGACTATCACAATCTGGATGCGCTGGTTATGAATTTGGTTGATGAGATGATTGATGAAGTCCACCAGTCAAACCCTGACTTGGTTGTCATGACAGGTCGCAAGATGGCGGCGGATAAATATTTTCCGCTAGTAAATAAGGAGCAGCCAAACTCTGAAGCATTGGCGGCTGATCTCATTATCAGTCAAAAACGCATGGGCAATCTACCTGTGTATACCGTACCATTCATGCCAGACGGTGTGATTCTTGTCACCACTTTTGACAACCTGTCAATCTACGTACAAGAAGGCGCACGTCGCCGCACTGTAATTGACAATCCACGCCGCGATCAAATTGAGAATTTTGAGAGCAGCAATGAAGGATACTTTATCGAGGACCTAGGTCTGTGTGCGATGGCTGAGAACATTGAGCTGGTCGCATAAGGAGGTTGCTGATGAATTTGGCCCGTGCGCACTTTCTTAAGCATGCCGCTACTCAAGCCGCTACCAAAGCGGCTGAGTATGGCGAGATGCAACACGCCACTGTCTATGAGCTGATGCTCAGACAGCTGGCAAATGATAAGCACAGACTCAAACAAGTACAAAGCACTGAGCTAAAAATCGCGCTCAAATCACAGATTATCGCTGACTATCTGAGTTATGCTCAAGGTGTCGTAGCGTCTGATTCTGGCGTGCAAGATGAGGTATTGATGTATACGCTGGTATGGCTGATTGACCTGCGTCAGTACAGCGACGCCCTGCCAATTGCATACTATGCCATCAAACACAATTTGATCATGCCTGATGCATTCAAGCGTACAATAACGACGCTGATTGTAGAAGAAATCGCAGACAATGAGCTGAAACTTATCAAAAGCGGTCAGCCTGTCGACATTCAGACACTAGAGAGTCTGCATGAGTTTATCTCAGGTACAGATGCCGTCATTGATATGCCTGATCCAGTTCGTGCCAAACTTTATTTAGCCATCGGTAAGCACTATCTTGCGCGCGCCAAAGACGGTGATGCCGTCTCTGCATCCTCTGCGGTCGATGCATTAAGCCTAGCGCTATCATACGATGACCGATGTGGTGGCAAAGCAGACCTAGCAGCCGCCAAGAAATTAGCCGCCTAGCGGCACTAGCGTGCCTCGCACCACACGGGTCTGCTGATGGTTTGATTTATGATTTATCAATAGATCACTGCCTGTCAGCCGTTCCCGTGTTTTTTATTTTATGGGGTGAGATATGAGCCTAATTGCCAATGGCAAGATTGAAAATACAACGGTGGTTATTGCTGATAAGCTTTTTCCACCTTTAAGCGTCAAGCGTGTGCGTGATTTTCTGCGTACAGACAGCTCTGTGACAGATACTCGACTGATGCAACTCATTGGCGAAGAGCTGCTTGATGTGCAGCATATTCTTTTATCACGACTCGATAAGTTTACACTAAGCGAAGCGCAGGAGGTTTGGTACTTCTCAGCAGTGGCCAATGGCGTCGGTGCCAAGGTCTGCGAGATATACCGCAACTATGATAGCACAAACAAAGGCGATGCCAGAGCGCGCGATATGAGCGCAACGATTGATGAATATCGCCGAAACAAACAGTGGGCACTATCTAAGCTGATTGGCCGTAACCAGACTGTGGCGGAGCTTATCTGATGCAACGCGTGATATATAGCAGGCTTCATGACAGCATCGATGCAATCAGCTACCGCTATTATGGCTCATCACGAGTAGAGTTAATACTGTCAGCCAATCCACGCATTCATGAACATGGTGCGATATTACCTATTGGCACGCCAGTCATCATACCACCGATGATTGTTGATGCGCCAAAAAAACAAACAATTCAATTATGGGATTAAGGAGACAACGATGGCCGAACCATCTACTACGAGCGCAGCAAGCGTCGCTGCCATCATGAGCGCAACAGCATTTTTGCCGTTTGTGAATGGTGATGCGCTCTTAGGCTCTGTGCTTGGTGCGGCATTATTCGCCACCACCAAGAAAGACCTAAAACCGCTATCACGCCTTGGCACACTATTACTATCCACAGGGTGCGGCTACTATATTGGACCTGAAGTGATTGAGCATAGCTTTATTGATGGGGAGGCGTTGGCGTCAATGGTGGCTGCAATGTTTAGCTTACCAATTTCACTAAAGATGATGGGGTGGGTCGAGGTTGCTGCGCTGACTGACATCATCAAACGACTAAAAGGAGGGATGTGATGTTTGAATTTATCGCCATTTTGTTAAATGTCGCTATCGGTGCGCGCTTGACTTGGTTTGAACGCGGTGAGAAGCGTCACAGTCGGCGTCATGCGCTGCTTGCGGCGCTGATGATTGCTGCAAGCCTTGCACACGCAGTATATATTGGCTTTATTTCGCATTCTGTCACCTTATTTGAGTTGGTTTTTTCAGCCATTTTTGCTTATTTAGTATGGCAGTCTAAAGGTAATGTGGCACGACTTTGGGAGGTATAAATGCTTTTAAAATATGGTAAAAAAGGCGAAAAAGTCGCCCACTTGCAGAAGCTACTCAATGACCACGGAGCAAGCCTGGCCATTGATGGTGATTTTGGTGCTAAGACCGAAAGATCTGTACTGGCATTTCAAAAGTCGCACAATCTGGTCGCTGATGGTATCGTCGGGGACAAGACTTGGTCAATGCTACATGGCCGGAGCAGCCCAGTCCGCCAACTATTATCATCTGCAGACTATGAGGCAGCAGCTGCGCGACTCGGTGTCACCATCCCTGTCATTCAGGCATTTGCTGCTGTAGAGAGCGCAGGGGCAGGTTTTGATACTCATGGCAAACCAAAAATCCTATTCGAGCGTCATAAGATGTATGCTCACCTAAAAGCGAAATACGGACAAGTGGTGGCAGATAAACATAAGACATTGCGCCCTAATATCGTGAACACCGCAACAGGTGGTTACAAAGGTGGCGTAGCGGAACATGTGCGTCTAAATATCGCGGTCACCATTGATGCAGATTGCGCAAATATGTCTGCAAGCTGGGGGCAATTCCAGATCATGGGTGAAAATTGGCAGTCGCTCGGCTATGCTTCCATCAGCGAATTTGTGATGAAGATGCACGAGTCAGAAGCAGCTCAACTTGATGCGTTCGTGCGGTTCATCGAGCATAAAAAGGGGCTATTAGCTGCTCTACAAAAAGGCGAATGGAGCAAAGTGTTCTTGTACTATAACGGCCGAAACTATAAGAAGCTCGGCTATGATGTGAAGTTTACGCGTGAACTGCGGCGCTTAGAGATGCTACACAATGAAAAAACCTAACGACCTACGCGATCATCTGCTATCATCCTTGCCAGTGCTCGCTGACAACCCCGACCGCCTATTGATATTCGTCGATGAGGGGCGCATGGTGAACACGCACGCCAATGGGCTATCTTTTGAATATCGCTATACACTTAATATCATTATTACTGATTTTTCAGAAGATATGGCGGTGCTGACTCTTGCGATATATGCGTGGCTGCGTCTAAATCAGCCTGAGCTACTCGCAAACTTAAACAAGGCTGCCGATAACGTTAAATTTATCGCTGACATCTTGGATAACAGCCGCGCCGATCTATCTATCACCATTCCGCTGACTGAGCGTGTGATCGCTAAGGTTAATGACGGCGAACAGCTAACTATCGACTACCCGCCTGAGCCCCACGCTACACGCCCATCAGAGTCGCGTCTGATGCGCATCGTGGACGCCAAGACGGGTGATGTTCTTGGACAATTCCCCACTGGTACAGAAGAACAGCACTGGATGATGGAAATGCCATTGGTAGATCTGCGATAAGGTTAGATATGAGTGACATTGAAGTACTAAGCGAACACTTACAGCGAATGGTTGAGAACTTGTCGCCTGCAGAGATAGACAAGTTAAAAAAACGTCTCGCGATGAAATTGCGTCGCTCACAGTCTAAACGAATCGGCGCGAATCAGAATCCTGACGGCTCATCCTACGCACCACGAAAGCCGAGAACCTATCGAAACGGCAAGCCAAGAAAGCAAGTGCGCAGTAAAATGATGAAAAGAATCAGGCTGGTAGCCAATATGTGGACGGAACACACCGCCGATGGTTTCTATATCGAGCCTAAAAATCGCGTGGCAGGTATCGCAGCAGTGCATCATTTCGGCTTATCTGCGCGCATCGGTGGCGGTAAAACGGTATCACACGCACAATTCCCATCGCGCAAGCTGCTTGGATTTAGCCAAGAAGATAGGCAGATGATACAAGAAGAGCTGATGGATTACATAGAAAAATTGTGACTTACTTCACAGATAACAAGCTCCGATTTTATAATAAAACCTGCCACTACGGCAGGTTTTTTTTGCATTAATGCAAGCCTTTTAAATACACGGTTTTACCACCTTTTTTTACGGCGGTAAGTAGCTGTCCGCGTTGGCGTCCGTCGGGGTGCTTGTATCCCAGATGTATCCAGCTACGCAGTGCATCTGGATGCTCCAAAATCAGCTGATCAAAGCGAATGCCACGCCGTGGCAGCTCTGACGCAAGAAATTTAGCAATCTGCCGTGTGTTACCAAACTTCGGTGCGACGAAGTCAATCGCAAGACCGTGACTATGCGCAGATGTTTGCGAGCCATTCACTGCGCGATTGAGCGCATGGCTACGATAGCCGCTATTGACACGCATGGCGACGCCAAGTAGATCACGTACTGGCTGCCAGAGGCGGTGCGTGGCTTCAACCAAGTTTGCCTTGTGCTGCGTGCTCGGTGTGTTCTTGATACCGCGCTCGATCGCTGTATCAGAATGAATCAGCTCAAGCAAGTGAAAGTTTTTTGATATTTGCATTTTACCCCCTTTCGTCTTTAGTTATCTCATATAAATCATTTGGGCTAAACCGCCAACCGCCTGTCTTACCAAAGATGGCGTTATAGCACCACTCGCTACAAAAATACTTACTTGTATGCTGCCTTAGCCCAAAAACCACACCAAGCGCACCAAGCAGGTCATAGCCCGATCCTGTAGTCGCGCCAAAATATTGTTTTACTTGCGCAGGCGGTATATCTATGGGCAAGATATCCCATTTATCATCAAGTAGCATCGTCTTACGCCGCACGCCACCATCACGAATGCTTGATGAGTAACAGTGATAAATATTACCCTGCACCTTAATAGCGATCTCACAATGGCTATATTTGCCTTTGGTTATAAAGCGCGTGATGCCATCACACAAACGATGACCCACTTTATCCGCGCGCCCGTGATAGCACGCCAAATAGACTTTATTGTCCATGCGTCCGACTCCATCCTGTGCTATAGTCATAATCTAGCGGATCATCCACCTGCATCATCGCCAAGCGGTGGCGTTCAGCGTTGGCGAAGTCGCTTTGTTCTTCAGCAAGCATCGTCATCGCAATCTCATTGAGCAAATCTTTGGTCATCGGCACAAATTCGTTATCCATCGTTTTCCACATCAGATTATCAGGCAGGTTTGGCAAGACTTGCAGGGCGAGATACTGCGTGCGAGAGCTGTCATCGTTATGAAACCATTTGCCCACGGATTTGATATATACGCCCCCGCGGGTGTTGGCATGGCGTTTTTGTTTGATGGCTTCCCAAACTTGAGCTTGTTTACTTTCTATAGACTGCACCGCTTCAATGACTTTGATTTCTCCATTAGTAAATTGAAGTTCGCCATGAAAACTGTCGTGATATTCAATCGCAAATTCGCCACGACTTACCAGATCTTCACGATCAGGCTCAAAATCACAACTTGCGATGTTTTTTCCAGAAGCATTAAAGATATAGAACATTACCTCACTCCGATAACGATATAATTAGCAACCCCTGCCACAAAGTTAGTTCTACTGCCATAATTCCCAAGATAAGCACCGACATGAACAACTCGCCCATTAGCCCAACACTCAAAGCCATAGTGAAAATGCCAACCATTTTCATTAATATCCCAAGCGGCTTTATCGGGATTATCTTTATTGACTGATACCATGAAGCGGCACTGTGACTCACTATATCCAGAGGGTAGTGGCAATGTGCCACCATGATTAATCGTCCCAGTGAGCACACTGATTTGAGATTTGACAAACGCTGTGGTTGCCACCGTAGTATCATTAGTTGCAAAATGAGGGGTAGGTGCTTTGGGCGAAGCATCAAAAGTTTTAACGCCATAAATAGTCTCACTGCCATTTCTAGAGACCCTCCTATTGGCATTATTATCAGCGGCAAAGGCCAGATCATAGGCACTTTTAAGAGCATTTGCAGTCGCTGCTTGGGTGGTGGATGTGCTATCAGTGGAGTTATTGAGCTGCACAATACCCGCAACCGATGTTGTGGCTGTGCGAATAGTACTGTAAAGACTGATATTTGATGAACCGTCAAAGCTTGCTGAGCCCGATAGCGCCCCAGTCAATGAAATGGTGCGGGCATTTTGTAAGCGAGTTGCACTACTGACATTATCGGTGGTGGCAGCCAATTTTTTCCATTCATCCCAGTATGAATTGTAAGTGCGTATCCAAACATTGGCATTATGGGCTTCTTTAAATGTTTGTATGACACCATCAGTTTGTGTAATCTCCAATGAAAACGCACGATTGACAGGTGTATTTCGAATATTGGTAGCGTGCGAGCCTGAGCTGCAATAATAATATCCAGGCCGTGTATAATTATTTAGATCACCAGTGGTGATTTGTGAAGCATTTGTAATGACATTGGTTTTATCAAGCTTGTTGTCGTTTAGTAACTTAACCGTATTGGCAGTCGCTGCTTGGGTGGTGCTTGAGTTGCTCAAAGAGTTACTCAATAATACAACGCCTGAACTTGACGTGCTGGCACTTGGAACCCCAGTGATTTGGCTCCAAGGGTGAGTGTGATGGCTTGGATTGAATGAGCTTGGCTTATTTGTAATGTCATTCCAATGATGAATATGATTGGCATTAGCTTTGTTGTTGAGCTCCGACTGCAGCCCACTGATTTGACTGATAGTATGGGTATGGCTAGACGGGGGAAATAATGAAGGTTTACCTGTGATACTGTCCCAGGTCAAACTGATGCCATTTGCAGATGCTTGCGCCTGGTTGGCAAGGCGTCGTACTTCGCCAAGTGCATATTCAGAAGCAGCCTTTGATTTGTCTGTACCGTCGGTTAGGTGAGAAAGCATGACGACGCCTGAACTTGACGTGCTGGCACTTGGAACCCCAGTGATTTGGCTCCAAGGGTGAGTGTGATGGCTTGGATTGAATGAGCTTGGTTTACCTGTGATACTGTCCCAAGAATGCGTGTGAGTAGCAGGTGGATAAGTAGCAGGTTTATTTTCAATATTAGACCAAGTTAGCGCAATACCATCAATAGACACTTGCGCCTGGTTGGCAAGGCGTCGTACTTCGCCAAGTGCATATTCAGAAGCAGCCTTTGATTTGTCTGTACCGTCGGTTAGGTGAGAAAGCATGACGACGCCAGCTTGGGCATCTGTTGCTTTATCGATGGCATGGGTGTGACTGGTGGCCGTTACTGCATTGGTGCTGGTTGCGGTGATTTGCGACGGTGTGCCCAGTGTCAGTGTGCGGTTAGCTTGTAGCGTGCCACCGCCTGTTAGGCCGTTGCCTGCTGTGATATTTGTGGTTTTTTCCGCCTTATTATCCTGCAAAGCCTTGCCCTGTGCCGCCGATAATGGCTTGTTAGTATCGGTGGCGGAGAGTGTATTAATGACTTCATTATGATTAACAAAATTATCCTCTGCCCATTTTCTTGTAACATATACTAGCGAATTATCGAGCGTGACATTGATTACACTGGCGTTCTCGACAGCAATCACTACCCTAATACTCATTTCACGAGCACTACCTTCGGTCGCAGAGGGTTTATAAGTGGCAGGAAAAGATCCGATCGCAATCAATGTATTGCCTGCATACAAGCCAATTTCTCGTACGGTGTAACCGCCTGATCCAGAGGGAATGATAGCGTGAATTTCAATCCAGTTTCTATTGGTATGATGTGGTTCAACTTGATTGACATTCACGCGCACCTTTTCGGCAATTAAAGCGGTGCGGTCGGCACTGGGTGTAGGTATCACACCGCCGCCATCGCCTAAAGCAAGATGGGTGATGGTGACTTTGGTCGCGTTTTGACTTGCGGTAGCAAACTGTTCTTTGCCGATATTGGTGATAATTGTGTAATAGGTGCTCATATGGCCTCTTTGGGATAAATAATGGTCTCATCACCCATATGTAGTGCCACACCTAAATAGATGATGGCCTTTGGTGTTAAAGTGATTTGTAAATTTTTTAGATGGCGACTGACTGGTTTGGCATCATTAATCAGCCGATTTATCTCTTGATAAACAGACTCGCTCAATTCACGACCCGCTGTAGATAGCTCAAGTGTAAATGAACCAGCAGGCAAAGGTGGCTTGGTTTGCCACCACTCGGTAAATTTTGCCTCATAGCCAAACTTACTCAGAATCTCACGAATGGCTGTAATGGTACCTTTGATTTGATGACCGCGAAACGATTGCCCAATCAAAGCACGCTGTAAGCTTGGCTGCCAAGCGACATCCCACGAATCCACTGAATATTGCCAAGCTAGAAAAGACAAAAATTCAGCTGGTGCATCATTTGGGCTTGAAAGCGTATCAATTGGCGCTGCCAGTTCTGTGTTATTTGCCATCTCAAGCGTGACCCGATGTTCGAAGTCAGTCGAATTCGGCGGCAATAAATCATTAATAATGACCACCTATCCCCCTAGTGATATTTCAATATTGGTGCAATACGCCGCCTGTGATGAGCTGATCTCGATGTCGGCAGCTGGCTGTATCAACTCAACTCTCGCTACACCGTCAATATGCAGACAGGCATACAATGCCGAGAGCCTGACTGATCGTCCAATGCGTGCGCGCGCATAGACATATTCACGCACTAGATTTTGAGCAGTGGTAAGTGCTGTGGCAGACTCAGGATTATTATTCGTATGAATTTTGGCGACGACAGCATAGTCAATAATCTGAGCGCTCTGTACCGTAACACGGTCGCCAATGGGTCGTACCGATTCGGCGCTAACTGCCTGAGTGACGATATCCACGAGCTCCTGGCTTGCTGCACCATTTTCGCTATCCCCTTGTAAAATTGTGATGGTCACTACCGCAGGTGACGGGCTAACCACCGTAACATCAGCGACACGTCCATCAGCCGATAAACAATGATATTTATATGCCGCTTCAGGGCCAGCCACCGACAGCCGATCAAAAGCGCGCTGCACACGCAGACGAAAAACTTCATCAGATTCATAAACGGCAGGTTCTTTATCTGTCGCAGGTTTTGTAATCAGCCGGACAACATTAAAATTGGCTGCCACATTATCCAAGTCCGATCCTTTTGCATAAGCCAGCAATGTAGACTTAGCTACTTGATTAATACGATGACGTAAGATCATCTCACGATAACAGTTTTCCTCGATAAACTTGGTCAGAGGCTCGCTTTCTCGGTCGAGTAGCGCCCGGATGGCTGGTTGTTCATGCGCATCGAATCTTGAAATCAGCGCGTCTTTTCTAACTTGCAACAGCGATTCATACTCTAAAGCCTCAATCATTTGAGGTGGAGGTAGCTGCTTGAAATCAATACTCATATCATCTTCCTAGGTCTACCGATAACGTCACAGCTTCTCCTGAGTCACTAAATGACGCGTCAATATTGACAACAACTTGCCCATGACTCATGCGCTCAATGCCCACCTGCTCAATGACGATGCGGTCCTCCCAATCATGTAAAGCGCTATAAATGGCGCTGTAGCACATCAAAATCACAGCATCATTAAATGGCTGATCAATCAGCTCTGGCAACAGTGAGCCGTACTCACGCCGCATCACTCGGCTACCAATCGGCGTAGTCAAAATATCGGTGATTGATTGGCGGATCTGATCGACATAGTCGATTTTTTCGCCGTTATTTCTGCTTATCATGCTATCGCCGCCGATGTTGGTTTACCATCACCTTGTTCGATGTGCTTGTGGTTTTGGACGCTGATGCTACCTGCCACGATATCGCCTGTTGCCTTGATGGTGCCATTGATGGTCGCACCGCCACCGCCACCTGTGCCACCAGCCAATGATCCTGATATGTTCAGATTGCCGTTGATTTTGGTGTTGCCATTGATGGTCGCACCGCCTGACGCATTGATAGTGATTCCGCCTGATGCGTTAATGGTGGTGCCACCATTTGCTGTAATGACAGCCGTGCCACCTGATGGCAAGATCGCCGTCAGAGCATGGGCAGCGGTGTCGTAGGTGATGGTCGCGCCATCCTCAAAATGTCTGGTCTTGATGTGGGCTTGGGCAGCTGGTGCTGGTGCTTGGGTCTGATACAGCCCCATGATGACCACAGCTTGCATCATTTCACCACCAGGAGCGAGCACCACCACCTGCTCACCTGCAGTTGGGGCGTCCCAAGTGCGGTCGGTACCGGCTCGCAGTGTCAGCCACGGCAGGGGTGCGGTGACGATGCCGCCACAGTCCACAATACAGCGTGCTGCAGCATGGTCGACACTGGCGACAGTGCCAATACGGATCAGGTTCTCTAGCCTTCTGATAATATCGCTCATGGTTATATCCGTTTGTCTTTTTCGCCATTTTTATAAAAAATTAAACGCTATTAAAGTTCGGTTTGTTGTGAGTTGGCGTCTTACAACAAAGCACGATAGCGAAAGGCGGTGCTGTTAATTATTCTAATTAGCAACCTAACACCAGGAGAGAGCTATGACAGATTATCATCACGGCGTCAAAGTCTTAGAGATTAATGAAGGCACTCGTCCGATTCGGACCGTGGCCACAGCAGTAATCGGACTGATTGCCACTGCGGATGATGCAGATACAACCACTTTTCCGCTTGACACAGCGGTACTGCTGACAAATGTACAGGCCGCCGTTGGCAAGGCGGGCAAAAAAGGCACACTCGCCAAGTCACTACAAGCCATTGCAGATCAAACCAATGCCATCACCGTGGTGGTGCGTGTGGCAGCCAGTGACGAAGAAGAAGCCCAAACGGCGGCCGTCGTCGGCGGTGTTGAAGAAGGTAAATACAAGGGTATTAAGGCGCTTTTGACTGCCGAAGCCAAATTTGGTGTCAAGCCCCGTATCTTAGGTGCGCCAGGTCTAGACACTGCCGCTGTTGCGACTGCACTGGGCGCTGCTGCCCAGCAGCTGCGCGCATTTTGTTATGTTTCGGCACACGGCTGTAAGACCAAAGAGGAGGCTACCGCGTTTCGTGATGCACTGGGTGGGCGTGAGATTATGGTGATTTGGCCTGATTTCTTGGCATTTGATACCACATCGAAAAAAACCCAGTCAGCACCCGCGGTTGCCTATGCTTTGGGACTGCGTGCCAAAATTGATCAAGAGCAAGGCTGGCACAAAACCCTATCCAATGTCGTGGTTAATGGCGTTGTGGGTATTGATAAAGATGTCTACTGGCAGCTACAGAGCTCCGCTACCGATGCTGGCTATTTAAACGAAAAAGAAGTCACTACCTTGATTCAGCGTGACGGCTTTAGATTCTGGGGTTCTCGTACTTGTACCAAAGATCCATTATTTGCATTTGAGAATTACACGCGCACCGCGCAGGTCTTGGCAGACACCATCGCCGAGGCGCATCTTTGGGCAGTGGATAAGCCAATGCACCCAAGCCTAATCCGCGACATCATCGAGGGCATCAATGCCAAATTCCGTGACCTAAAGGCTCAAGGCTATATCATCGACGCTAATTGCTGGTACGATCCAGAGCTCAACACCAAAGAGACGCTTAAAGATGGGCAGCTACGCCTGGATTATGACTACACGCCGGTACCACCGCTTGAGAACTTGACACTTCGTCAGCGTATCACTGACAGCTATCTGGCTGAGTTTGCAAGCCGAATCACGGCATAAATAAAAAACCGCCAAGTTGTGCGGCTTGGCGGTTTTTTGGATTTAAGCTATCTGTGTGATAGAGAACATGAGCCTATTCAATGAAGGTGGATCATACATTTTCTAAGCTACCTATGCGGTAGGAAGTAGCATTATAAAGCAAAATCCATAGGAGTGGTAGCACTTCTATGCACCCTAAGTAATCATAAATCAGGAGCTGATCATGGCTTTACCAAAAAAATTAAAACTGATGAATTTGTTCAATGAGGGCAATTCATACATGGGGCAAACAGGCGAAGTCACTTTACCAAAGCTCGCCCGTAAATTCGAGGATTGGCGTGGTGGCGGCATGAACGGCACCGTCAAGGTTGATCTAGGCTTATCAGACGATACCAACGAATTTGAGTGGAAATTGGGCGGTATTGATAGCCAAGTGCTTGAGCAGTTCGCCACGCCGACTGTGTCAGGGGTGGGTTTGCGTTTTGCAGGCTCTTATCAGCAGGACGACACGGGCGAAACCACAGCGGTGGAGATCGTCGTACGTGGTCGCCATGAAGAGATTAACCTCGGCTCTGCCCAATCGGGTGAAGACACAGAAGTCAGCATCAAGACCATTTGGAGCTATTACAAACTGACTATCAATGGCAAGGTGGTCATTGAAATTGACATCCCGAACCTTGTCGAAAACGTCAACGGCAAAGATATGCTGGCAGAGCATCGCAAGAATATCGGTGCTTAATATGCAAAAAAGCCCAAGCGGACAGGCTTAGGCTTTTTCTAGATTATCCTTTCGATGCAAGGACAACCATAGATGAATTTTAACATAAAAAGCAGTAACAATGTCAATATAGGTGGAAAAATGAGCGAACAAGGTGCAGATAAGGCAGGTTTAATCCAAGCGATGGCTTGGCTGATTTTCGCAGTATGTGCAGGTCTCGGCGTGCTTATTTTTGCCATCAAATTTTAAGGAGCTAATCATGACAGCGCTTGTCACCCCCTCAACCAAAACCATCACCCTTGAACATGGAGTGAAGCTTGGCGATAACATCATCACCCAGATCACTATCACCAAGCCATTGGTGAGCCATCTAAAAGGTGTCAGTCTCACCAAGCTCATCGATATGCAGCTTGATGAAGTCGCAAAAATCATTCCACGCGTCACCAGCCCGATGATTCCACAGCAAGCCTTTGACACGATCGAGTTTACCGACTTTTTACACCTGTGCGGTGAGATCTTGGGTTTTTTGACGAATGCGGCGACCGAGGCTACCCCAGACGAGTAGAAGAAGTGATTGCCAATTTGGCGGTGGTCTTTGGCTGGACGCCTGCCGACTGTGGGGAAATGACGGTGGGCGAGCTGATGATGTGGCATGAGCTCGCCATTGAGCGGCAAGAAGCCAAACTTTAAAACGCAAAATGCCCAAGTCAGCGATGGCTTGGGCATGATTATGATGGATGTCGCTTGATCATGAGCAGGTCTGGCAAAACACTCAGCGCAATCAATAAAATTTTTGATAAATCAAATAGGCGAACCTTGGTGATTAATTAAGTTATAAGAATATAGCAGCAGCCAAAACAATCAAAGCAAGCATCATAAAGATGGTGCAAGCCATTACCACAAGCGAACCAAACAACCCTAGGGAGCGGCGGGGCGATGGAGTGGATAGGCGCACAGCTCGCTCGGCGTTGCTTTTTTGTAGTCTATCAAGCTCGTCAAATGATTTCATCAGCGCATCGTGCTGGCGTCGCATTTCGTTGATATCTAGCCCCATAGCATTTGTTCCTTTTCTATTCTGTTAGCATAAACCATAGGTGGCTATATGTCAAAGCTTCAATTATCCGTTGATTTATCACTTAATGACAAGTTATCACAGGCGCTAGAAAAAGCCATTAAGCCTGCCCAAGAGCTGAGCGACCAATTTGATGACCTAAAAAAATCGGTAGAAAAATTCAAATTGCCCGATATTGACACCAGTGCTTTTGACAAGCTCAAAGACGAAGCCCAAGGCGTCATCAAAGAAACAGAGCGTCTAAGCGATGAACTAAAAAAATTAGACAGTCTTAAGCTAAAACTAGATCGCTTCGAGAAAATTAAAAAAGACACCCTTGATGCCAGTACTGCGCTTACCCAACACAAAAAATCGATTGAAGCACTTAAGGCTCAAATGGCAAGCGGCAATGCTGATAGTGCAATCAAAAAACAACTCTCTGAGCTAGAAAAAGAAGCCAAAAAGCTTCAAAACACGGTGGAGAAAAATACGCCGATGCTCAAGAAAATGCGCCAAGAGCTTAATAATGTGGGACTTGGTGGCATGAAGCTGTCCGAAGCTCAAGCCAAGGTGGCAGCAGACATCAAAAAGACCGAAGTCGCCATCGAGTCACAGCAAGGCACGCTTAACCGTATCAATAACGCCTATGGTAACCATGCCACCGCTGTGGCAAAAGCCAAAACCGCCCAAGAAAAGCTTGAAAAGCAAATAGAACAAACGGGCAAAAAGATTGAGCGGCAAAAAGCCATCATCGAAAAAGCCCAAAAAGCCCGTGAATATGGCATGGAAGCCTTGCGTGTAGCTGGCTCAGTGGCAGGTAGTGCAGGCTTAGCGGTCAAGGCATATGCCGATAGCCAAGATGCCGAGACCACGCTTAGAATCTCCATGATGAGTGACGATGGCACCGTCGCCAAAGAATATAAAAACATCGTAAAGCTTGCCGAGAAAATGGGTAACAGACTGCCCGGTACAACGGCAGACTTTAAGCAAATGATGGCAGTTCTAGTGCAGCAGGGCATCAGCTTTCAGTCGATTTTGGACGGTGTGGGTGAGTCTGCAGGTAATTTGGCGGTACTGCTCAAGATGCCTTTTGACCAAGCGGCGGAGTTTGCTGCCAAACTACAAGATGCTACCAAGACGACCGAAAAAGATATGATGAGCCTGATGGATACCGTCCAAAAAATGTACTATCTTGGCGCGGATTCAACCAATATCTTGGGCGGCTTTAAGAATTTATCATCAAGCATGAGCGTGATCGGCAAGCAGGGCAAAGAGTTTGTCGATACTGTCGCACCGCTCATCGTCATGGCAGACCAAGCAGGGATGAATGGCGACAGTGCAGGGAACGCATACCGTAAAATTTTTCAAAAAATGATGGACACCGATATCTTTAACGAGGCGTTCAAAAATGCAGGTGTTAATATAAAGTTCGACTTTACCGATGGCAAAGGGGAGTTTGGTGGCTTTGAGAAGATGTTTGCTCAGCTCTCTCAGCTAAAAGGGATTGATACCGAAAGACGTATCCAGATATTGTCAGATGCTTTTGGCAATGACGCTGAGGTCGCCCAAGCTCTAAATATCATGATTGAAAAGGGTCAAGCGGGCTATGATGAAGTGGTCGCCAAGATGGCACGCCAAGCAGACATTAATCAGCGTGTGCAAGCACAGCTTGGTACGCTGCGTAACTTATGGGATGCTGCTGGCGGTACCGCCACGAGTTTGATGGCTCGCGCAGGTGAAGCACTCGCCCCTTGGGTTGAGTCATTGACAAAGTGGCTCACCTCGCTTGGTGAGAAGATGGGCGATTGGATTGACCGCCATCCAAAGTTGTTTGATGGAATTGTGAAATTTGGTGCAGTACTGGCAGGCGTTATTACTGTCATAGCGGCTTTGGTCGTGATTATCTCATCGGTGGTTATACCAATTGCCGCGCTTAAAATGTCATTTTTGACGCTTGGCGGTTCGCTTGGCGGTATCGGCAAGGCAGTTGCAGTATTTGGCGGTGCTATCGCCAAGATAATACCCCTATTGGCGGGCGGCCTGGGTAAGGGTCTTATGCTGGTTTTGACAAGCTTCGGCAAATTGGGCGGTTTGATGCTAACGGCCTTTAAAGGCTTTCTACCACTGGCTGCACCATTACTGCTCAAAATCGCATTGATCGCCGGTGCTGCCTTTTTGATTTATAAATTTTGGAAGCCGATCAAGGCATTTTTTGCAGGAGTTTGGGATGGTATCAAGGCGGCGGCTGAGCCTATCATGCCGATTTTTGAAACCATTGGTAATGCCATTCAGCCTGTGCTCGATTGGCTTGGACAGTTCTTTAACCTCACTCAGGTCGGCGAGGGTAGCGCGCGCAGTCTGGGTCAGACTGTAGGCGGATTTTTGGCTAAGTCATTTATGATCGCAACCCTGCCACTGCGCACACTTTGGGCAGTAGGCAAGTGGGTGTGGGATAAGCTAACAGGCTTATTTAGTGGCACACTATCAATCGGCGATATTTTCGCCCCACTTCGTGAGAAGTGGGATGGCTTAATGTCTAAAATCACCGAGTATAAAGACAAAGCCAAGAGTTTGTGGGAAGAGTTCAAAGGCTTATTTACCATCGGTGGCGATACAGGTGCCGGCGGTAGCACTTCAAGTGATAGCGGTGGTTTCTTCTCATCTTTAGCATCAGGTTTTGAGGCGGCGCGCCAGAGCATCAGTGAAAAAGCTGGCAGCATGTGGGAATCAGCTAAAGCGAAGTTTGATGAGGCGAGGCAATCACTACCCGCCAAGGCTTCAGAGATCTGGAACTCAATTACATCTAGCTTATCGGGAGCTAATGGCATCAACGTCATTGCAACCATTGGCACAACAATGCAGGGAGTAATCGCTGTCGTCTCCACTGCCGCCCAAGGTGTGATAAATATTTTTGGCGTGATGGTTACAGGGATAGGGACAATACTTGCCACAGTGCCGATGATAATCAGCACGGCATTCATGGGGATTGACGCTGTTGTTGCTGCATCGGTGGCCGCCCTACCAGCTGTAATCGCTGTAACTCTAGCCGGATTACCTGTGATGATGGCAGGTATATTTATCGCATTGGCAGCAACGACAGCGTCTGGCATGGCTGTTATTGCACGCACTATCACCGCTCGCATGGCAACAGTCATCAATACCATGCGCTCAGGGTTCACTAGACTGCGCAGTGTGACCGCTCAAGGTTGGCGCAGCCTGGGTAGTGCCATGAGCGGCAATCCAATTCTGTCACGACTGCAGTCAGCCATGAGTGCGGCATTAAGCTACCTGAATGGCGTCAAGGGACGATTTTTCGTCATTGGTCAAGATATTGGCAATGGTTTAGCATCAGGTATTGAGTCAAGTATTGGACGCGTCCTTGCTGCAGGTGCCCGGCTAGCGGCTGCAGCAGAGCGTTCCGCTCGCATTGAGTCTGATACGCACAGCCCCTCACGCAAGATGGCGGCGGTCGGTTCTGACATGGCAGCAGGTCTAGACATGGGCCTAACACGTGGATTCATGCCATTACTTGGCAATTTCACTCGAAATATTGGACTATTACAACAACCTGTCAACACTCAAAGAATTGTACCAGTTAAGACTCTAGCACCTGCATCAAAAGGTAATGCAGTCAGTCATTATGCTGGTGACACTATCACGATTAATATCAATGCACCAAGCGGTGATGCACGAGATATCGCTGACCAAGTTCGTGCTGTCATCGAAGAATACGAGCGCAAAAAAGCCAAGCGCACACGCCAATCATTCACTGATAGATATTAGGAGTACATATTATGATGATGATCCTTGGAATGTTTGTATTTTCACTCAACAAAGTGAGCTACCAAAACCTAAGTCATAAGACCAGCTGGCGACATACGTCGAATAGCCGCATAGGCACCCTACCCGCTTACCAGTTTCTTGGGCGTGGAGATAATACATTAACATTGTCAGGCTCAATCATGCCAGGCTTTAAGGGCTCACCTAAGAGCCTGGTCGAACTGTCAAACATGGCAGATAAAGGCAAAGCCTACCCTCTCATCAGCGGAAATCGCCGCGTCTGGGGGCAATATGTAATAGAAGAAATTGAAGAGACTCAAACCATATTCTTTAAAGATGGTACACCTCGTAAGATTGAATTCACGATTGAACTGCGTCAGATCAGCACACCTAAGACGCTCAAAAATAACACCATCAAGGCGGTAGGTGCCGCTCTCACTGAGACGCTGCAGAGCTATGGGGTTGATGATGTCTGGGTAGGCGCTGCACAGACGGCATTTGGAGCAGCCAATGGTGAAAGCGTGGACTATGGCCAGACAGGAGGTTATGCAAATGGATTATGAGCGCATCACACAACTGCAGGCGCAGGGTAAGACAATGCTGTATGCCGGTCTGGATTTTGTCAGCGTTGCAACTGGGCGCATCAAAGATGAGCTTGAAAGAGCTTATCCACACCCCAGGTGGCAACTGGTTATTAATGGTATCGATGTTAGCACCGGTGTTAATAGCAGGCTTATCAGTCTGACACTTACAGACAACCGAGGGCTTGAGGCTGATACGCTAGAAGTCTCATTATCAGATCATGATGGTGCTCTTGAGATACCGCCAAAAGGGGCGGTAATTGAACTATATCTAGGCTGGCATACTACAGGACTTGTCTATAAAGGCATGTATATTGTCAATGAAATTGAGCACTCAGGCGCACCAGATGTACTATCTATTACAGCCATGAGTGCAGACCTAAAGACCAGCCTCACCACCAAAAAAGAACGATCTTTTGATCAGAAAACGCTAGGCGACATCATAAGCCAGATTGCTCATGAGCACAGTCTAGAGATGCGCATAGCAGATGAGCTGTCAGAAAAATTCATCTATCATGTAGATCAAAACGAAAGCGACATCAATCTACTAACACGGCTTGCTGAAGAATTTGATGCCACTGCCAGCATCAAGGATGATATTTTATTATTCACGCCCATTGGCAAGCACAAGACCGTCAGCGGCAAAGATTTACCCCATGTCATCATCAATCGCAAGTTGGGCGATAGGCATCGCTACAGCGAGACGCATGAAGTCATTACAGGAGTGCGCACTTATTTTTATGATACCGCCAAAAAAGAAAAAGTCCCTATACTGGCAGGAGATGAGACCGATACCGTCCGAGAGATTCGCTATGTGCATCGTGACCAAGCATCGGCTACCGATACCGCCGTATCAGCATATCGCAAGGCACAGCGTGCGATAGCTCACCTATCATACTCTTTGGCGATGGGTGATGCCTTGCTTATCCCTGAAATGCCTGTACTAGTCTATGGACTTAAGCCCACCATTGACGCTATGGATTGGACGCTAACTAATGTTGTACATAATCTGGACGACAATGGTTACACCACCGACATCGAGCTTGAGCGTACGCTCGGTGAGATTAGCGAGATTATGCCGCCCATCCGTATCGGCGAGCCCAAGGATAAGCCGGAAGCCAAGCCTACGGACAGCGCCGAGGCATCCGGTCCAAAAGCCAAGTCCGCCAAAGCCCGACAAGTTAGGCAGGTTAAAAAACAGAGCCGCAAAAAGTGAAGCACATTTGTAATTCACGTGTTAATCTTCGCACAAACAATAAAGGAGGAGACAATGCGCTGGATCTGTCCGCACTGTAAGAAAAATAGCGTACGCATACGCTCAAGTCGTCAAGAGCACGCGCTGCTAAGACGTATGTGGGTACAATGTACCAACTTGTCATGCAGCTGGTCTGGTACTATGTCGTGCGAGTATGATGGTGAGATGTCGCCATCTGGTATCCCAGACTCTAACATCAAACTACCTCAGAGGCACAGAGGCCGCAAGGAAGTCCATTTATAATCAATAAAGCCCGTGTAAATACGGGCTTTATGTTGCCAACATGTTGCTTTGATGATATGTTATGTTTATTTCACTGAACTTAACATGGATTGAGCAATGTCTAGTTTCTTTAACTTTCTCTTCTTTGGGTGGTGGATTTTATCGTTTTGGTGGTTAATTGCACCGCGATTTTTTCCGTTTTCCAATCCCAAGAATGCCGCCAGCAGCAATCCTTACGGCAATTTCACCCGACCACAGGTACTGCTTTACACCGCATTAGGGTGGATTATTATTTTTGCCATAGCAAGCTTTTTGATGCCTGACGGCGGTATTGTTGAACCATCAGCCATTGATATCATTGGAATGCTTGCAGGTGTTGGCGCGGTAATCTGGCTAATTATCCGTAGCGCAAAGATCGGAAAAGCGCGCAAGGCATCGCCTGTCATTGATAGCACAACCGATCAGCCGCCAATAATTTTGCAAACTGCAGAAGAGTCTATACCTGAATTCAAAGAGGCGGACGCTGAAGCTCATATGCTTATCGAGCAAGAGGCAAAAATTAGAGCAGAACAAGATCAGACTTTTGCTAAAGAACAACAGGCGATCAATGATAGGATTGCTGCACTTGAGGCAGAATTACTAAGCACAAGAATGGACTTGTCACAGACTCGAGAGCAGCTGGACGACATTAAGCCAAAACCAAAGCCTCAGCCGCCGAAACCTGAGGCCAAAGCCGATCTTGAACTTGGCGAAGACAAAGTATGCTTGATGGAATATAGGGATTCAAAAGGTGCGGTATCGACGCGCCCTATCATTCCACGCGCCCTAAAAGCCAATCAATCAGGCAATTGGGTGGTGAGTGCGGTAGATATCAACGCAAATCGGGTTAAATCTTTTCGAGTTGATCGTATCGAATGTTTAGCTCATAACGGACAAGCTTGGACAGATCAAGATGATATTTTAGGTGTGATTCGCACCCTTGAAACCGTCATAGATTAACCAAAAGCCCATCGCTCTGATGGGCTTTTTTATGCTCAAAACTTGACTTATATTATATACTAGTATATAATATAAGTATCAAGGCAAGGGAGTAAGCCTTGCCTTGTAGGTTACCGCCACCGACCTGTGTAAGTGGTGGCAACTGCAGGAGTAAAAACAATGACAACGCTTATTAAGATCATCGTTATCATTGTGTTGGCGCTCATAAGCAATCACGCTTACTAAGCCAACAGCCCGACAAGTAGTAGCAGCTACTTTGGGGCTTGAGTTAGGGGCTAACCCTAACCGCTCCTTTTGATTATCATAGCACACTTCGGGAGTTTGTCAAATGTCTGTCAGTCCAGCGCACCAAAAAGCCACCAACACATACAGAGCCAAAGCCCTAGCCAATATCGCTTTAGTTATCAGCCACACCGAGCCTGAAGTCTTAGAGGCTTTGGAAGCCATCATGGCACATCATGACACATCCAAAGCAGGGGCAATTAAAATGGCATTGCTTGAATACGCCAAGACTATCAAATCCTGATACTATCCAAAGCCCATCGCTCCGATGGGCTTTATTTATGCTCTAATTGCCCACCATTTGCCCCACAATCGCTTTTTTGATGAGTTGTGTATCTTTTAACCTGCACTAGCTCAATATCGATCCTGCGCGCTCTAAACGCCAAATAGCACTACCGCGACAGCGATGCCGCGCAATCGCCTCGCCCGCCTGGGGGCTTTTAATCTGTCTGTTTGATTGCATTTGGTGGGCGTGCGCGCGCCGTAGGCTATCTTCTGCGATCCTTTTGGTATCTAGGGTGCTGAGCGCATTTTGAGCGATTGTGGGGCATTTGCGCTTCATTGCAGAGGTGCAAAAGCGCCATTTTTGCTTGCTTAGGCAAAAAATGGCTGAATTTGCTCAATTTGACCAGCTGGTAGGGCGTAGTCCTTTGGGCTTTTGGTGTAGTGCTGAATGAAAGCTGATAAGTCCATTAAAAACGACACATCAAGCGCATCGACATACTGCAGATATACGCGCGTATCGCCCACATTAGCGACCACGACGGCATTGGCGGCGGCATCTTTGGGCTGCCAGACTTGACCACGGCGTGGCATGATGGGCGTTTTTTGCTTTGGGTGGTGGGTGATGATTTTCATGATATTTTCCTTAAAATCTGCTGGGTTTGAATGTTGCCATCGAACAAAACTGCTGTAAAAACTCATGCCATGGCATCTTTTGCTTGATCTGATCAATCACGACGGTGGCGATATCGTGAGCATCAATGCTGAGTACTTGAGCGATTTGTCCGCTGCTTGGGTCGTGGTAGTAAGTCATGCGTGATTCGCCTTTTTGCCGACGATGGCCATCAGTTTATCCATGATGCCTGACACCGTTTCTGCTGACGCGCTGGGTGTTTTTAGCTCAATTTGAGCATATTTGGGTATGCTAAATACTTGACCGTCATCCGCTTCTTGGCAAACCTTGGCATAGATCTTATGCCATCTGTCAGATACTTTGGGGTCTGTCAAAAGCGCATAACTACCGATACGCCGAGCTGTCTCATACACCACGCTATGGCGCCACTTGGTGAGGCTTGGCTCATAGCCCAGCTGATGAGCGGCATCGAGTGCGATATTCAGGGCTTGGGCAGGGTCAGGATATTTTGCCATGCGTGCCATCTGCAAAAACTCACGCGCGTTATTGGGCGGAAAATCACAGTCAAATGAGGCGTTCTTTGCCAACATAAATTCACGCTTGGTGATAGATTTGGCGGTCAAATACTGCGCCCACAGTGCGACGGTCTCACTGCCCCAGTCATCGCCACGCATCTTGTTTTTGAACCACGCTTTCCAAGCGATGAACATCTTACCAATCTCCGCCATTAGTGCCTCGCTTGGGTTCGCTGATGAGTCCTTGGCTTGCCATGTCTCGTGCAAGTTTTGCGGCATATCCTGCCGTGGTACGCGTGTCAAAATTTGGCTGATGTGGCTGTTGGTTGTCATATCTGAATCCTTTGTTTATCTGCGTTTGCGGTTGATTTTGATATTTTTTGGCATTTCTAATCCAGCTTGAAAATGCCCTCTCCCAGTTAACAAATCCGTTACCTCTGGATATGTGCCAATCCAAAAATTTAACAAGCTCATCGTTTGGATCTAATCCCATCTGTCTGCAGCGTTCGACCTGATCAGCTGTGGCTTTGAATCCCTGTGGCGGTTCATATGTGGTTTTTGATTTGTGGGTTTTTTGGGTTTTGGGTTTCTGCGAAATTTGCGCAGCTTGGTTTTGAATTTCAGCATCGCTAACAATCTGTTGTATGTATTCTCTTGGTATTCTATTGGTATTCTCTTGTTGTGGGGCATTTTGCACTGATGACATCGGGGCATTTTGCACTGATGACATCGGTGCATTTTGCACTGATGGATCGGTGCATTTTGCACTGATGGATGAGTGCATTTTGCCCTGATGACATCGTGGCATTTTGCACTGATGGATGAGTGCATTTTGCCCTGATGGATCGGGGTAGTTTTCCTGATCTACCTGCTCATTTTGGAGCTTGGTTTTTTCGATTTCGGTGGATAATTCACCTAATTTTTGGTAATTAATCGTGTAAAAATTGGTTTTATTGCGCAATTTTTTTTGTAGCTGTTCGAACTGCACCAAGCCTTGATTTTTTAGACTGGCAAAGGCGCGTTTGACGGTATCGATGCTCCAAAACGGAAAGTGCTGCTTCTGCCAATACTCATAGCTGTTATACACCCATTTTCTCCCCCCTGCGGTCGTAGTCGAGAATGCCAGCAAGTAGTGCAGCTGTTGAAGCACCATAGCTTCATTCAGACCTATTGCGACTGCAAGCGATGGTAGCACCTGCAGGGGTGGCTCATTAATCAGTAGTGTGCTCATGATGCCCTCTGTATCGTGTAGGCACGCACCTTTCGCCCTGACTTGGAGATGGCGATGGTGGTGGTAATTGGTTGTTCTGGATGTAGAAAATTAATATCAGCCATCAGTGACGCAGGTCTACGGATGCCATAGACATTCTTGGCGTCACACTCTGCGATGACCGCACCTTGCTTGAGTGCGTCATACCAAATGCGCTCAGCTGTGCTGAGGGTATAGCTACCCCTCGCTCTGCCGTCATACTTCCTGCGATAGGACGGCGCAGTGTCGTAGCCCATGGCAGACGGTGGCTTGACTGTATGCGCAGGTCGAGGCTTTGGGGCGTGTGACTGATAGATGGTGACGCAGTCGGGATGTGCTGCCATCCAGGCGCTCACCTCATCAATCTGTGCTTGGGTCTGGCGTGGTCTGCTGAATGTCATGTCGCCCCCATGCGATAGACTTTGTAACGTGCGCCCTTTGGGCTTGTCTGATAGGTATCTGTGATGGCATAGCCCATCGCGCGTAGCTCACTGATACGCGCCAAAAACCCTGTGATGTTATACATCTTAACAGCTTCAAGGTGTGTGATGGGTGCTGATTTTAGGTGCTCAAGCAATATGCCGCACTGACCTTTGGGTATTGGTGTGGGTGTCTGAATCATAAAAAATCCTTAAGATCTATTCGCTCTATCCGTGCTCTTTGTTCCAATCTTTCTGATAGTTCTGATAGTTTTGTAGTGGCGCTAATAAACTCATGGCATCATGAGCTTGACAGTAGCGGCGATGTAAGTCTGATTCGATCAGCTGACGCAACCATTCAGACTTCGACAAATTCGACAAATCTGCCAATGCACCAACGACTTCGGCACATTCTTCGGACAAATGGACGGTGATTTGATGAGTTTTTTTCATGTTTGTGACCCTAGCGGAGGAACTTTGGCTTGTAATCTGCCTTCGGTCTGTACCTGTAACATGGCTTGTTTTTCGGATGGAATACCCTGAGCTCGCCAGTTGCTAATGGTACCTTTGGATACACCAAGCTTACTTGTCAGCTCGCTGTCGTAAATCACTTGGAAGAATTCTTTTAAATCGTCAACAGTCATAAGTTTATCCAATTAAACAAATTAGGTTAAAAGGTACAACATATTAAACCATATGTTTAGGCGGAAATCAATCCAATCCATTAAAATTTGTTTAATGATTTAAACCAAGGTGTGATTATGAAAGACTTAGACACATTCCAAAGTCGCTTAGTACATGCGATGAAGGCAAAAGGCATTAAGCAGGTCGATCTTGTTAATGATGTAAAGGCTAGCAAGGGGACGGTGTCGAACTGGGTGAGTGGTAAAACCGAGCCAGATTCGGTGGTGACAATGGAGCGCTTGGCGGAACGACTTGGGGTAACATTACAATGGTTGGCAACAGGTAAGGAGGTTGTACCAAGCGTGATGATAACAGATGGCACAGTACCAATCACTGAAACAGTATCAAATGTTGGTCATTTTATGCCGATCACAACTTGGGATGATGAAACGCAATTTGATGGTGAGGTTGTTGCTGTGCCTTTTTTCAAGGATTTAGCTTTCGCTTGTGGTAATGGTGCAATTGGTGAAGCAATGCAGAACGAATCACGAAAATTAATGATTAGCCGCCTAACCATTGAACGCATCCGCTCAACACCTGATATGGTGTTTGCTGCCACAGCATTTGATAACTCTATGAGCCCTGTGATTAATGACGGCGATACAATATGGGTGGATCGTACCAAACAGACCATCAAAAATGACCGCATTTTTGTCTTTGAGTATGGTGGCTTATTCTTATGTAAATATCTATATAAGGAGCCAAATAATGCCATCCGTATAGTTAGCGCAAACAAAGATGATTACCCAGAGCGTATTATCAGCTATCAAGATCAGATTGATAATAATTTTGTATTGATTGGCTGGGTGTGGAATATCCAAAGTATGTTGAATTGGTAAAACAAAGGGCTTGAGTGATTCAAGCCCTTTGTTTTATGTGATACTTTTTAAAAATTTTAATATTTCGTCAAAATCTGTGTATAAATCATCTTTGTGTTCCAAATAGACAATTCTGTCAATTCTAAAAGTTCTTGATTCCGAGACGCTGTGGTCAAAAGCAAATACCGTCCAATTTCCTGCTTTATTTAATCTAACATTAATCGGCTTAATATGGCGGGCGCTGGATTCGCCAATTTCATTTGTGTAACGGATGAAGCAGGTGAGTTCATCGTCGATTTCATCATCCCAAGGGTCGTAATATTTGGTACGGCTGTCGGCTTTTTTCTTTTCATTCACTGCCCTGAGCGCTCGGCGAGCCGATTCACTTCTTTCCAGTTCTCTCTCAGCTGCCGTTTTGCGCTCAATCTCTGCCTGTTTTTCATCAGCCTGCTGGCGTTCCATCTCGTACAGTGCGCGTTGAATTGAGCCAATCTGTGGCAAATCACCGCTTAATTCTGGTGCGGTGTTTCTAGATAAAGCAACCCCAGTTCTAGCGCTTACAGCTCTGCGAATTTTGTCATGATAGGCTTGCTCTTCTTCCAATTCCTGCTCTGGGGTTTTGATTTGCTTTGGTACAGGTAGCTCCACAGGCTTGCTTTCTTGGCGATGTTTTTTGGCTTTGTGCAGTGCATAAGCCTTGTAAAGACAAAATCCGATAAAGGCGATAATAATCAACTTAAACATTACAAATACCTTGGCTGGTCAGCTTTGTTTAATGCTAGCAGAAAAAAAGTTCATTATCTTAAACTTTTTTATTGACACAAAAGTTTAATGTGTTAAACTTATAACCATCAAAATAATCAACCCAAACGATGGAGAATCTTATGAATACGATCATCATCAAACCGCTATTGATGGTTAGCTTAGCGATTGCTTTAGTACTTGTCACCAAACTAACGGTACAAGGCATTGACAGATCCATTACACGATACAACGAAGCTCAAGACGCACTGATCCAAGAGTGGCGCAATGCAGAGCTAATGTCGATGGATGAGCAAGCCCTATGGGGGTCAAGATGAGCTACATTTCAGTCAATACTTATGTAGATATCGATATTGAAGATATCGCAAGCAGCTTGAGCGATGAAAATGTGATAAAACTTATTGACTGTCTTCCAATCGAAAACAAAATTAATGTCTTAAAAGGCGTTACTGGCGAAGATGGCGATATCGAGAAATTGGTTAAAACACTAGATAGGCACGGTCTGGTCGCCATGCTTGAAGAACTTGCAGATGCTGCAAGGGATTTCGGTAAGGAGTATGTGGTGTTAAAAGCAATCAAGGAGCTGGAGGATGAAAAACCTAAGCCAAAACCAACACCACGTCAAGTCATCGAAAACAAACTATAGACCGCCAAATTTGCGCCTTGCCTAGTTGGTGATCGCTACGATTGGGACGCCATGGCGCTGATTGTCTGCATCAAAGATGATAAAGACGGCAATGTGCAGTACATCGACGGTGTTGGCAATGTTTGGCACGGCGCACAGCTAATTGATGACAATGAAAATGAAATCACGGAGATTGAAGAATGATGAAAAAATACTCAGATGGTACAAGAGTCGTCAAAGCACGTCCAATGCTTGATACTGAATATTTTAGAGATTTTGATTTTGATTCTAGCTACCAAAACAGCGAACCGCAAATTGGGATGTTTGTTGTCTTCGCGGATGACGGTGTGCGTATGAGTTACGCCTTTTACCCAAGCCAAGAGAAGTTTTTTGAAAGATTTAGTGAGATTGAAGAATGAACAATCAATTATTTAAAGAAGGAGATAGAGTTTACTATCCCCTTATGTCAGATAAAATTCTAACAGTAAAAAGACATGGTAAAAATACTATTTATGTAGATATAGAGTTATTTGGTCCTGTTGTATTTGAGCTAAATGGTAAGCGAGCGGACATACATGTGACTGAGAGTCTCTTCCATGCAACTCAGGTTAAGTATGAGCTTTTAACGAATTTATATCCACATATACAGTTTGAAGAACCAAAACCAACGCCTGCTGCAATCGTTAAAAAGATGCTTGATGATGGCTATACTTATGTTATCTGTAACATCTTACTGCCTAATAATGTAGTTAAAGATATTGTCAGAGGTTATGATGACAATTTACTCTTTGGTGAGTACGGTAACTACGACTATGATCAGGTAATACCTTTAGATAACTACACAGGCAAAATCATTGTAGATTATAGAGAGGGTAAATTGGAACTAGAAGATGAGTAAGTAATATGCGATTTAATGTTTCAAATTTTACTAGTGCCTTACTGCATTCACTCTTGGGTGCATTAGGTATGCTGACTATGTCAGCTTTATCTGTGTACCTTGTAGGTACATTTATTCTCGCTCCTATATGTCTCATCATATGCTCTGGCTTTGCTATTGCTAATGGTTTTTTGAAGAGTTAAATGAGCATAACACTAAAGGAAACTAACAATGAACAAACGAAAACTGATTAGTGAACTCAAAACCCACCATATGTATATCTCAGCTATGGATACTAAGAAAAGTGAATCAGTGGCTGCTGGTATTGCTATTGCTATTAATATTATTAAAAAGCATGAAGATACGGGCTGGATCAGTGTTAAAGATGAGTTACCAACCTTTGACGAAAGAGTACTTGTAGCTGTTGATTTAACCGGTAGGGGTGATCTGAATTTAATGCTTGCGTATCTCATCTCAGACGAAGCACCTTATACAGATGACGAGGGCAATAGCTATAGCGCATCAATCGCTTTGTTTGATGAGCATGAAGATATGATAGGTGCTGAATTTGAAGACGTTAAATACTGGTTACCGATCCCTCGCCTGCCAAAGGAGATTGAAGAATGAATACAACTAGAGAAAAGTTTTATTACTACAAAATCGAAGATGAGCAAGTCTTAGAGAAATTTCAGAGCTTATTAGCTAAAAGACAGGCAGTACTTAACAGAGCCAACAATCTTGCTAAAGATTTAGGTTTTGAAAAATGCATCGGTCATAATTCTAGAACTTATGGTATAAATCTTGAAGCATTCGCAAACCCAACGACGGCTAATTTGCAGTTTTACAAGACCAAAATTGGCAAAGATGGAGAAATTCAATACATTCCCAAAAAGTCATGTCGTGCATTTTATAAGAATATCAAGGAAGAATTTGAATTCTTGAATGGTTATGGAAAATTGCAGGTACCATTTTCTTATGATGAATTCGACACCCTGATTATAAAAAATAATCACGGCTGGAACTCTGTCAGACCATGTATAGATTTTTCGGACGATGTAATTATTTTTAAAGTCGAAAACAGACCTGTGGAAATTTACGAACACACAGAAGAAATCAAAGCAAGCGATTATTATCGCATTCTTGAAGAAATTGAAGAGAGTTATGATGGCAAGAATAAATAAACCATATATGGCTGGCGTCTTTATTTCACTATTCGCCAATGACTTTGAGAAAAGAAATTTTAAAATCCCAAGCAATAACGTAAGACATAACCCGCGTAATAACAAGCGGACGAAAGCAAAGAAATAGGGGTATGATATGACAGAACAACCACAAGTCCGTTGGTACTCGCTACGCCAGCTCGCAAAAGAGCTTGGCATGAGTGTGAACACATTTAAAAAACACTACATGAAGCGGTTTCCGCCTGACCGTGAGACAAGCCACTACAAAGGCTACACTCACAAGAGCCTAACCACAATCAAGCAAGAGTTATCTTTATAATATAAGCCCCGAATGATCGGGGCTTTATTTTGCGCATCAATCCCAAAAATCGCCAAGCCAAGCGGTGACTTCCTCACTATACCAGTCCATCAGCTCAACACGCTCATCCCAATATTCGGCACGATTATAAATCTTGCTGGTGGCATCTGCTTTGGTGGACTTGTTAACATGTGCGATCTGGAAGTCAATAACCTCTGTGCGAAAACGCCTACTATTATTTGCGTGGGTGGAAAAAAGTGTGCGAAAGCCGTGCGTGACCATCTCGCCCTCATACCCAAGGCGCTTGATGATTTGTAATACTGCGTTTGATGTCATGGCACGGCGTGGGTCATTACGATTCTTGAATAAATAGCCATCGTCGATGCGGGTATCATACAGCGTCTTAAAAATGGCTAATACATCATCAGACAGCGGTACAAGCAAGTCTTTACGTTTCTTCATACGAAACGCTGGGATAGTCCAAATCTTATTGTCAAAATCAAATTCGCCTGTGTCAAATCGTGCGTTCAATAGCTCACTGATACGCACACCTGTGTAGCACGCCAAGATGAGAGCCGTTTTGGTGGATGGATGCGCACTGTAAAATTTAAGTCGCCGAAAGAATTCAGGCATCTCTTCCACTGGTAGGCTTGGATAATGCTGCACATCGTGTGGTGGTATGATCTCATTTACCAAGATGCAGGGGTTTTTGTCTGTGTAATCGCTAGAAATCGCAAAATTAAAAACAGAATTTAGTAGACGCAACGCACGCGTAGCAGTCTCAAGTGTGCCTTTGGCTACGATAGCCTTAACGCTCGCTGAGACATCTTGACGTGTGATGTCATCTAGCAGTCTATCGCCGAAGTTTGCGCTGATATAATTCAAACGATAAATGACGGTGTCTCGGTACTTGTCGCTAGTCCAATAAGGCGTCTGTAGCGCAAGCCATTCGTCGATAACTTCTTTGAGCGTTTTTTGTTTTATGGCTTTGCCTGTGAGTTCTTTTTTGACTTCGCGGGCAATGCGACGCGCATCCTTGCAGCCAATGTCTGGATAATCACCAATGCGCTTACGGCTTTGCTTGCCGTGAGCACGATATGACAGCGTCCATTTTTTCTTGCCATTTGGTAGCACATCAATAGATAGCCCTTCGCCATCGGCTAGACTGTACATCTTGTCCTTAGGTTTGAGTGCCTTAACTTGTGAATCTGTTAGCAT